CTGCTGATTCTTTAGGATTTGTAAACTGGTTCAGAATTGAAGCAAACATTTATAATGTTAACAATTCAGAGCAAGAAGGAAGAACTGGTAGACCTCCTAAGGTGTTAGTGTTCCGTTTAATTCCGTGGAAAGCTCACAAAAGTATTTTTGCTCCACCAAATGCTCCTGTGGGAGGATATGAAAATATAGAACGTAACATAGCTCGTGAATACCATTACATGTACACCGGAAAAAATGTAGATGTAATTGATTTTAATCTAGAATTTAAAAATGCATTTTTCCAAGCAATATCGCCTACAGCAAACAGAAACCAAGACAGTATTGGATTAGGATCACAAGCTAGTTTAGCCGCATCTGAAGAAGCAGGAACAGAATTAGAACTAGATGAAGCGCCTGCAAATACACAAGGTGATGGAGGCACAATAAGAATAGAAATACCTGACTCTTCTATTACAGGCGGAGCAGTTAGTGAAACCGCTAAAATCCAACTAGCTAGACAATTTAATGATGCATTGATAAATTCTAATGTAGATTTAGTTAGTACAACAATGAAGATTTGGGGAGATCCTTATTATCTAGCCGACAGTGGTATGGGAAATTATACTGCTCGAGAAGGCAATAATATAAATTTAACAGCTGACACAACTATGGATTATCAATCAGGACAAGTTGACATTAAACTAAATTTTAGAACTCCTATAGATATAAGAGATAACGGAATGTATGACTTTGGTGATAATGTGTTGGTTGATAGTTTTAGTGGGTTGTATAGGGTGCAAACTTTAACTTCTAGTTTTAGTGGAGGACAGTTTATGCAAGAACTAAATCTATTGAGACGTCCTAATCAAAGACTAAATGACGTAGCAACAGATGAAACTCAACAGACTATGCGTAGACAAAGACGTTTAGAAAGACGCAGAGCAGAACTAGAAGAAGCAGGATACACACCAGAACAAATAGCGGCTACATTGCGAATTGATGCAGATCTAGATGGTAACATTACAGCTGGTGAATTAGATGCCGCAAGTACAAGAGATAAAGAATTATACCGAGCTAGATTAAGAGGCGAACAAACAAGAGCAGAGTTCGGTGACTTTGGAGGTAATGATCAACTCTAATGGCTATTGAAAGAAGAACCCCATTTGCAAATAATACGCTAGACTATCCTGGCCCGTATGTGGCTAAGGTTATTAGTCATGTTGATCCTAGACATTCAGGAGATTTGCGTGTAGAATTACAAACCAATAGTGTAAGCGGCAATGACTCTAATGCAGAAGGACAAGTTATTACAGCTCGTTACTTAATGCCTTTTTATGGTGTAAACGATGTAACAAGTAATACACAGAATGACGATTATAGGTCTACACAACAAAGCTACGGATTTTGGGCAGTGCCACCTGATCCTGGTACAAAAGTGCTTGTAATTTTTGCAGAAAATCAAATTAACCAAGCATACTGGATAGGATGTATTCAAGATGAATTTATGAATTTTATGATTCCAGGAAATCCTTCAACTACATTAACAAGTAATTCAACTCCAGATGAGTTAAAAGGTAAAAAGTTACCTGTAGGAGAATATAATAAAAAATTAAATCAAACAGGATCAAACCCTTCTACATTTGTTAAACCTATAAACATTGATTCAGTTAATCAATTATTAAGCAGTGGATTAATTGAAGACGATATAAGAGGTGTTACAACTTCAGGAGCAAGAAGAGAAGTTCCGAGTAATGTTTTTGGTTGGAGTACTCCAGGACCTCTTGATAAACGAGAAGGAGCACCTAGAGGTTCATATGGACCGTCTGCACAATCTGTAGCATATTATAGAAGTAGACTAGGTGGATCAAGTTTTGTAATGGATGACGGAGATCACAGATTAATTAGAAGAGGATCTGCAAAAGATACTCCGATGGAGTATGTAAACAAAGAAGCAAATGAAACCGGCGGTGATCAAACTTTGCCTGCTAACGATTTGATAAGATTGCGTACTAGAACAGGTCACCAAATATTAATGCACAATTCCGAAGATTTAATCTACATTGCAAATGGTAGAGGAACAGCATGGATTGAATTATCATCTAATGGTAAAATTGATATTTTTTCTGCAGATAGTGTTAGTATACATTCACAACAAGATTTTAATTTTACAGCAGATAGAGATATAAATTTAACAGCAGGAGAAAATGTAAACATTGTTGGTCAACAAGTACGCAGTCAAAGTATTGATAGTACAAGTTTTATAGCAGGTTCAAATTTTAGTGTTAACACAGCTAAAAGTGTTAGTTTAAATGCAAATGCAGAATTAGTTGCCTATTCTCAAGGTAATTTAAGTATAGTAACAAATGCTGAAGGTAGTGTATTAGCAGGAGCAAATCTTGCATTAGGAAGTACAACAAGCGTAGGTATTGAAGGATGTGGCAGTGTAAGGATTACATCAGATGGAGATATTGAATCTAAAGCATTAGGAAATACAAAGATCGAAAGTATTGCAGAAACTAATTTAAAAAGCGGACTTGCAACAAAAATTGCCGCAGGAAATGTAATAGGTATAAAAGCAGTCGGTAATCTGATAATGAAATCTGATGCTAATATTGATATTCAAGGCGCAGAACCGCCTGCACCAAGCGGAGCAACTATACCAGCCGCACCTGCTATCGTAGATCCAACTCCTCCAGAAAGAGCTTTAGGAACATCAAGACGTCCACAACACGAACCGTGGTTTGAACATGAAAATTTCGATCCATTAAAATACGCTCCAGAAAATACAAGAGCAGGAAATACACAACCTGAAACTTACCCACCTAGCACCCCAGATACATTTGTAAGAGGACCATCTGGAAGTGTAACAGCACCAGGAGCTCAGCCTAACAGTTATAACACTTCAGGACAAGTAGGCGCTGGAAGCGCAGGATTTAATCCTGTAGGCGCGGCTAATATTCCACCAGATCCACCAGCAGTTGAAGCAAGTAAACAAGAAGTATCAAGAGCGTTTGCAGATGCATTATTTGCAGAAGGATTTAGTACAGACGAAGTATACGCGGCTATTGCTTGTGCTGAAACAGAATCAGGTCTAGCTCTTTCAACTGAAAGAGGATATAGCGGTACCGCTAACGACAGAATAAGAAGTATTTTCAGTAGTACAAGACAATTAAGCGATGCGGCCTTGACAGAACTTAAAGCAGATAAAGCGCAATTCTTTGAATATGTTTACGGCAATCAATTCCAAATTGGTAGAAATTTAGGTAATACTACTGACGGTGATGGCGCCAAATTTATTGGTAGAGGATTGATACAGCTAACAGGTAAAGCAAATCATCAACGTTATGGTAAACTTGCAGGACTAATTGATGAAGGTTTGATTTCAGATTATAATCCATTTGGGGTAACCATTGTCGATGATCCAACGTTACAATTAAGTGACTTAGGGGTTGCTTGTAAAGTAGCGGCCGCATATCTCAAAGAGCGTTATAGAGATTTTGGCCGAGGTACACTTGGTAACTTTAGATTTGCAATAGCAGGTACCGAAGGCGGTTATGAATTAGGATATCCTAAAGACCAAGGTTATCTTGCTAATAAGCGTTTAACTAATGGAGAATATGATCCAGATTGGATTAGAGATCCTAACGAAACACTAGTTGCAGATTCCGGTGGCTATGATGAAGGGGGAATAGTATAATGTGTCAGATAATTATACCACAAAGTCCGGTAGTAAATCCAGCACTGATACAAGATAACGAAGCCTGGAATGATCTACTTGAGGCGAACAGATATGATTATTTAGATTTAGAAGGTGATTATCCTAGTACAGGTCCGGGCGGTGCATCTATTGTAGGTTCTAGTCCTAGTAATTTACCTCCCACAGACGGTAATATAGATCCAGGACCAATACCAGAAAATCCTGGCTGGGAAAGACTAGATGCAATTTTGACAAATGTTCTTACACAAGATTGGCGTGAAAGAGGAAATCCAGGAAATCCAAGAATATTAGAATGTTATAAAGTTTGTCAAAATAACTATACTCGTGATCAGAGTGAAATGGCATATGCTTGGTGCGCGGCATTTGTTAGCTGGGTGATTTATACAGCAGGTATCCCTTTAGGACAAGGCACACCTACAATGAGTTCACAAGGTTGGGACCGTTGGGGCGGAGAAGTTGATTGGCGCGGCAAATACGAAAATATTCGTAAATGGGACGTTGTTGTTTTTAAATCAAAAACACGTTCAGGAGGACATATTGGATTTATTCAAGAAATTACAGAAAACGGATTAATAAAATGTTTGGGTGGAAATCAGAGTGATAATGCTAAAGTTACAAATTATCCATTTAACAGCAACAGTCAGTACGTGAGAAGTATAAGAAGAAATTGGAGTTTACCACCGGAACAAGATATTCCAATTAATGGAACTGCGGCCGCAGTAGCACAGGACGATAGTACAACATAATGCCAGGAGTATGTAGAGATAATGACACAGCCGGTGGAGATCTAATTCCTAGCCAGACAACGGTTTATGTTGATAATGAATTAGTAATACTCGACGGTGACGATGTCGAGGGCCACGGCGTTGGTGAACATGCAGGACCTACTATGGTAGCAAGCATTAACACTACAGTTCGTATTGGAGGAAAATTAGTCTGTGTAGCTGGTGACGAAGCAACATGTGGAGACGTTGCCACAGGGTCTGACAGGGTATCAATAGCCGGATAAATATTATTATGAGCAGTGCAGAAAAAGAACTATACAAAAATATTAAAGTAGAAACACCTGAAGCACCTAAACCAGCGATTGCAAGTAGGGCTTATAGAGGTATCAGCACAATTAACAAAGGTAACAAAGCCTTTGTATTATATGATGTAGGGCTTATAAAACAAGATCTTCTTAATCACTTTCATATACGTCAGGGTGAAAAATTGGAAAACCCTGAATTTGGTTGCATTATTTGGGACGCTCTGTTTGAACCACTAACAGATACGTTAAAAGAAGCAATAGCTAAGAACGTTACAGACATCGTAAACTACGATCCTAGAACAAGAGCTAGTGATATTATAGTAGATAGCTTTGAACACGGAATACAGATAGAGTGCAATCTTACTTACTTGCCATACAACATTTCAGAACAGCTCAGATTTAAATTTGACGAGCGTAACGGATTAGTAAATTAAGTACGCACTTTTCTCAATCAAATAAATAGTTTGTAAGAGGAAAGAACATGTCAACAACAGATAGACAAAATAGATTATTACTTGCTGAAGACTGGAAAAAAGTTTACCAGAGCTTTAGAAACGCAGACTTTAAATCATACGATTTCGACAATCTTCGTCGTGCGATGATAGGTTATCTTCGCCAAAATTATCCCGAAGATTTTAACGATTATATTGAAAGTTCAGAATATCTAGCACTGATAGATTTGATTGCTTTCCTCGGACAAAATCTTGCTTTCCGTACAGATCTTAATGCTAGAGAAAACTTTCTTGAATTAGCTGATCGTAGAGAAAGTATTTTAAGACTAGCTCGTTTATTGTCTTATAATGCAAAACGTAATCAAGCGGCAAATGGATTATTAAAATTTGAAAGTTTACAAACTACTGAAAGTATCATTGATAGTAACGGAGTAAATCTTGCTGGACAAACTATTACTTGGAATGATCCTAGTAATGTTAATTGGCAAGAACAGTTTACAAAAGTTTTGAATAGTGCATTACCGCAAAACGGAACAATAGGGAAACCTAACTCATCAGCAACTATCAATGGAGTTCTTACACAGCAATACAGATTTAATGCAAATAACTCAGACGTTCCTACATACAGCTTTAGTAAAAATGTCAACGGACAGAATACACAATTTGAAATTACAAGTTGTAATATTAATTCTGAAACAGAAAACATAGAAGAAGAAGCACCGTTGCCTGGCAACAATCTAGGAATACTTTATAGAGAAGACAGTAGAGGAAATGGTAGCTCTAACACAGGATACTTTGCTCATTTTAGACAAGGCTTAATACAAACAGGAAACTTTAGTATTGATAGTCCTGCAAGTAACCAGATAGTAAGTATAGATGCTACAAACATAAACGAAACTGATGTTTGGTTATATAAAACAAACAGTTTAGGATTCGAACAACAGTTGTGGACTAAAATAGATTCTACAGTCGGCACAAATGTTATCTATAATTCTAGTGCAAAAAACAAACGTAATTTATATGCAATACAAACAAGAGTTGATGATAGAATTAATTTAGTTTTCGCTGATGGAATTTTTGGAAATCTACCAAGAGGAAATTTCAGAATTTATTATAGACAAAGTGCTAATAGACAATTTATTATACGACCATCAGATTTAACAAATATTTCAGTAACTGTTGAGTATATCAGCCGCTCCGGAAGAATTGAAACACTTACAATTGGTTTAGCACTTAAATCAAATGTAGATAATTCAAGCATAAGCGAGACTAGTGCAAATATCAGAAAATTAGCTCCACAAACTTATTACACACAAGACAGAATGGTAACTGCTGAGGATTATCAAATTGTACCTTTAAGCATTAGTCAAGAAATTATTAAGACAAAAAGTGTTAATAGATCATCTAGTGGTATTAGTAGATACTTTGATTTAAAAGATCCAACTGCAAAATATTCTAGCACAAACATTTATGCAAATGATGGTGTATTATACAAAGAAGAATATACTAACAAATATAGTTTTACATTTAATTCACAAACAGATATTGAAGGTAATATTGAAAATTTAATTCAACCTCTTTTGTCTAGCAGAGATATTAATAATTTTTACAATAGTAAGTATGCTAAAATTATTGTTAGTGATCTTAACGCTAAACTTGTTCAGTCAAGTGCAGATACAAATGTAAGTACTGGTTATTTTACAGATGATACCGATCAAGCATACCAAGTAGGTACTTTTACAGGCGGCGCATTAAGATTTATTGAACCTGGATGTCTTGTAAAATTCGTTGCTCCTCCCGGATATCATTTCATGCCGGATGGTACATTAATGCTAGGGTCTGCTGATCATATAGGATCAAGTGAATATAAATGGGTTAGAGTTGTAAATTTAATAGGTAACGGTACAGAAGTACAAAGCGACGGCACAGGCCCTATAGTTTTCAATGATGTTGTACCTCAAGGTTCTATATTACAAGAAGTAAGACCTAAATTAAATAGATTTTTATCTACAGATGTAAAGACACAAATAATAGATCAAGTTTTTGCATACAAATCTTTCGGGTTACGTTACGATCAAAGTCAAAGAGAATGGCGAGTAATTATAAAAGAAAATTTAAATGTTCAAGGCGAATTTAGCAACGGTAAAGCCGGTGATATTAGTAGAGCAGAGTTAGATTCAAGTTGGTTACTATTATTTGAAACTAATGGTGAAACTTACACAATAACACAGCGTAGTTTAAGATATGTTTTTGAAAGTGATAAAGAAGTAAACTTCTATTTTGATAGCACTAAAAAAATATATGATAATAAAACAGGACAACTTATTAAAGATAAAATAGAATTATTAAGTATTAACACAAAACCTGATTCTGTAATTCCTTACACAAATCCAATTACTTGGGAAATTGTAAAAGAATTTAGAGATGTAGACGGCTACATTAATTCTAAAAAGGTTGAAGCAGGATTTTATGATCAAAACGATGACGGTGTTGTAGACGATCCGGATTTATTTGAAAATATTGTAAACGAACAAGTCAACTCATTAGACAAATATGTATTTTTAAAGAAAATTGTTTCGTCACAGGGTAGTAATATTTTTGTTTATGATAATAGTGGATCAATAAATGTTGTACAGAATGAAGTTTCTATTGGAGCATTTAGTCAGTATACTAACGGACAAGTTTTTTATATTGTAGATATTGATACTTTTAAATTTATAGACAACACCAATTTGACTGTCACTGCTGATTATAAGGCATTTATTGGTAGAGACAATTTACGTTTTCAATATGTACATAGTGCTGATGAAAATAGTAGAATCGATCCTAGTTCAACTAACATTATCGACACATATATATTAACAAGACAGTATGATACTAATTTTAGAAAATGGTTAAGAGGAGCAACAAGCGAAAAACCTCTGCCACCGAGCAGTGATAGTTTGTTTTTATCTTATGGACAACAAATCAACAGCAAAAAATCTATAAGTGACGAAGTAATTTATCATCCAGTAAGATACAAAGTTTTATTCGGAAGTAAGGCAACTGAAGACGTGCAAGCAACTTTTAAAATTGTAAAAAATCCAGATCAAGTTACTAATGACAACGATATAAAAACAAGGGTTGTACAAGCAATCAATCAGTTTTTTGTTTTAGATAATTGGGATTTTGGAGATAATTTTAGTTTCACAGAATTAGCAACTTACATAATGAATTCGACTGCTCCTGATATTTCTAATATTGTAATAGTTCCAAATCAAGATAGTCAAAAATTTGGTAGTCTCTACGAAATAAAAGCAGAAGATTTTGAAATATTTGTAAGTGGTGCAACAGTAGATGATGTACAGATTATTGACAGCATTACAGCAAGTAAAATAAAAGCAGAAACAGGAGTTTCTGTTTCAGCAAATTCTAATTCTAATACAGGAATACAAAGTAGTGCAAATGTCAGCACAGGCAGTAGCAGTAGTAGCGGAGGTTATGGTTACTAATGGCCAATGATGAATTTAATATCCCTTTAGGAAAAAATAATAAAAAGCGTAGGAGTAGTGAACTACTACCTAAGTACTTTAGAACTGTTGCTAACCAAAAGTTCTTATCAAGCACACTTGACCAGTTAACTCAGCCAGGCGTTGTTGAAAAGATTGACGGTTATTTTGGAAGAAAGAATAGTAAAGCATACGATCAAAGCTCAGATAACTATGTCGGAGATGTTAGTTCAGATAGAGAAAATTATCAATTTGAACCAGCTGTTGTTATTGAAGATGATCTAGATAATGTAAATTATTTTGCAGACTATAATGATTACATTAATAGTATTAAAGTAAGACAAGGAATTGTTGATGACCATTCAAGATTAAACAGTCAAGAATATTATGCATGGAATCCGCATATTAATTGGGATAAGTTTACAAACTTCCGTGAATATTATTGGTTACCAAACGGACCAGATAGCATAGATGTTATAGGAGAACCAAGAGATTTAGTTACAACAATAAGTGTAACTAAAGTTGATAATGGTGATAATATTGCATATGCATTTGACGATGATACACCTACACCTAATCCAACGCTTACACTTTATAGAGGACAAACATATACATTTGTGTTAAACACAGATGATATGCCATTTACAATTAGAACTACAAGCAGAATATCTGATGATAATTTATATAATAACGGTCTTTCTCAACAAAAGGTAGAACAGGGTACTATAACTTTTGAAGTTCCTTTAGATGCACCGTCTTACCTTTACTATATAAATGATCTTGACATAGAAGCAAGCGGTTTAATTAAAGTTTTAAACATCGAAGAAAATAGTGAAATTAATGTCGAAGAGGAAATATTAGGTAAAAAAACCTATAGAATGAATAATGGATATGATCTTTCCAATGGCATGAAAATAAAATTTGGAGGAATTGTTACTCCTGAAAAATACGCTACAGGCGAATGGTTTGTTGAAGGTGTAGGTAAATCTATAAAACTTGTAGAAGCAGATAATTTAGAAATTACAGCCAATTACCTTAGTGACATTAATACTGAGTTTGATACAAATCCCTTTGACAAATTACCTTTTGATGATGCATTAAGCTATGCTAATACAAAAGATTATATTATAATCAATAGAGCATCTCCTGATGCAAATCAATGGGCAAGATATAATAAATGGTTTCATAAAGATGTAATTGAAAAAACAGCAGAAATACTTGGCATTGCTCCTGAAATAAATCAAGACAATCGCGCTAAACGTCCTATCATTGAATTTGATGCAGGGTTAAAATTAATTAATTCTGGTACACAAGTTAAAAAAGATATTGATGTTTATGATAATTTCACAAAAGATGCTCTTAGTATTGTTGAAGGTAGTTTAGGATATAGTGTTGATGGTATATCGCTTGTTGAAGGTATGCGTGTTATCTTCGGTGCAGATACAGACGCAAGAGTAAAAGGAAAAATATACAGAGTCACTCAATTACAATTTAATAATAATACACAGATTGCATTAAAAGAAGAAGAAGATGCTGATCCGTTATTAAATGAAACAGTGCTTGTTAAGACTGGAAATAATTTTAAAGGTAAAATTTTATATTACAACGGTACAGATTGGAAAGTAGCTCAAGAAAAAACTAAAACTAATCAAAGTCCGTTATTTGATATTTTTGATAGTAACGGCAATAGTATTTCTTCCTATGAAAGTTCTACATTTACAGGTACAAAAATCTTTAGTTACAGAGAAGGCACAGGAACAGCTGATTCAGAACTAGGATTTCCGTTAAGCTATAAAAGTATTGAAAATAGCGGTGACATAATATTTGATTTTAATTTGTTAGCAGACACTTTTAATTATCAAGACAGTAGTAATGTAATTACACGTAAAATTATAATTTATTTTTAAAAGATTATCAAAACAGAGAAACAAGTACAGACCTAACAGCATGGACTAAGGCTGAAAAAAATAGTATTCAAAAAGTAGTTCGTCAGTATGATACTGAAGATCAAAATAATGATTATGCTATCGATGTTTATAATAAGAGTGGAACACTTAATGATTTAGTAATAGAAGTTTTTGTTGATAATAAAAAATTAAAACAAGATACAGACTATACTGTTTATAATGTTAATGACATTCGTTATATAAATTTTTCTAACAATTTATCTATTAATAACAAACTAGTTATTAAAACACAGTCAAGTGCAAAGAAAAATGCAAACGGATTTTATGAGTTTCCTATAAATTTACAAAATAATCCACTCAATGAAAATATTGAATCATTTACATTTGGTCAAGTTATCGATCATGTTGAAAGTATAGTAGAAAATTTAGATGAGTTCGAAGGAACATTTCCTGGAACTAGTAATTTACGTAATTTAGGTCCGATATCTCAGTTTGGTACAAAATTTGTCCAACATTCAGGAAGTATTAATATTGCATCATACCATCTAACAAATAGAGATAGTGATGCTCTTAAAGCAATACGTTTTGGAAAAAATGAATACGGAAAATTTAAAAGAGCGTTTTTACAAACTGCTAATGACTTAGGTTATGACGGAGAAACACAAGAACATGTAAACTTAGTATTACAAACTATGATGAAAAATAAAACCAAAGATGATCCGTTTTATTTTTCTGATATGGTGCCTTTTGAAGGATTTCTAAGATATGATTATATAGTTTATGACAACTCAGATAAGTTTTTTAGTTTCGGAGAACCTTTCGATAATACAGTATTATCAAATAGAGCCATAAGTGTTTATAAAAATAATGTTCAACTAATTCTTGGCACAGATTACACTTTAACAGATCAAGGATTTGTAGAAATAAAAAATGTAGCAGTAGATGATAATATTTCTGTATTCGATTATACAACTACAGATGGATGTTGGGTTCCACCTACTCCTACTAAACTAGGATTATACCCAAAATATGTTCCAGAAGTTCAATTAGACGACACATATATTTTATCTGAACCTGAAACTACCGGACCTTTTAAAATATACGGAGTTAAATCTCCAGATATGAACGAAGGATCTAAACTAGGTTGGTTCTATCCTTTATACACAACAGAAGTAGACGCACAACAAAAAGATACACTTAATGGCGGCACAGGAACTGCTAAAGTATTGATGTTTGCGGGATCGAACACAGTATTTTATTTGCCTACCACAGGCGCAACTGAGTCTGGTAATTATACAGAGGATTTTGTAAATTATCCAAAATTAGTTTGTATGATTCAAGGACATGACGGTTCAAAGATTAAAGCGTACGGTGATTTTAGAGACAATTTATTATTAGAACTAGAAAAAAGAATTTATAATAACATAAAACAAGAATATAACAAAGACATTTTTAATATTGAAGACTTTGTAGGTTCATATACAAATAGATCTAATTTTGACAGATTTGATATCACGAAATCTTTAATAGTTGATTTTAATCAATGGTTAGATCTTGCCGGAAATGTTGGCTATACTACAAATAGTACATATACTATCGGCAATGGTTTTACCTACAATTATAGTCATGGTCAATATCCAGATGGTTCAAATCTACCAGGCAGTTGGAGAGCTGTTTACAACGAATATTTAGGAACAGATAGGCCGCATACTCATCCATGGGAATGTTTAGGATTTACAATTAAACCTGATTATTGGGATAATGAATACGGAACAGCACCATATACTAGTGATAATCTTGTTTTATGGAAAGATATACAAGACGGTATAGTTGCCAAGCCAAAAAAAACAATAACCAAGTACAAACATCCAGATTTATTAAAATATATTCCTGTTGATAATGATGGAAATCTTGTTCCGCCGAATCTAACTGGTTTAGCAAAAAGTTTAATTACTCCTCAACTAGGAAACAGTTTTAGATTTGGTGACGAGTCACCGGTTGAGACAGCTTGGCGTAAAAGCTCAGACTTTCCTTTTGCATTAATTTGTGCTTGGCTTATAAACCAACCCGCAAAGGTTTTTAGTTTAGCGTTTGATATAAGCAGAATTAAAAGAGATTCGTCTAATAATCTTGTTTATACAGAAACAGGAAAAAGAATGAATTCTAAAGATTTACTTTTTCCTAACGGTGCAGATGATGACAATAGAATTAATACAGCAGGTATAGTCAATTATATGCAGGCTCTTTTGCTAGGTAATAGTGAAGAAGCATATACTAGATATAAAAATGATCTAATTAATCTCGATAACAAAATGGCAATGAAAATTGCTGGATTTACACAAAAAGAAAAGTTTAGATTAATTCTAGATAGTAGAACTCCGACGAATGAAGGTAATCTTTTTGTTCCTGAAGAAAATTACAAAATTTTCTTAAACACTAGTGCACCTTTAGATTTGTACTCATATAGTGGAGTTATAATAGAAAAAAGTGCCAGCGGTTATAGTCTTAGAGGATATGATAGAACCTCTCCTGTTTTTAAATACTATGCACCTGTCCACCAACAAAATGATCCAGCTTTTAGAGTCGGCGGCATTAGTCAATCTTTTGTTGACTGGGATTCACAAAAAACTTATGAACAAGATCAAATAGTAAGATATGAAGATACATTCTTTAGAGTAACTTTAACTCATACTAGCGGAAACACATTTAATCAAGATAATTTTGCAAAATTACCTTTCTTACCAGAAGACGGCGGAGTAACTGCAACGTTAGCTAAAATTTTTGAATCTACCGTATCTGAATTGTCATACGGAACTACATTAAGAACAGTCCAAGAAGTAGTAGACTTCTTGCTAGGTTACGGAACCTATCTTTCTGCTCAAGGGTTTGTATTTGACAACTTTAATGAATCTATTACAACTATTGAAGACTGGAAATTAAGTGCAAAAGAATTTATGTTTTGGACTCTACAAAACTGGAAAGCTGGAACATTACTTACAGTTAGTCCAAGTGCAAATGTAATTAAATTTGAAAAAGAATATGCTGTAGTTGATGATGTGTTTGATAATTTCTTTGACTATAGTTTGTTAAGTGCTGACGGACAAAAGTTTTTACCAGAATTTACAAGTACAGAAAGAGATAATTCTAATCAATTCGGGTTACAAACTGTTAACACAGCTGATGGTATATACCATATTAAAATACCTGTTGTTCAAAAAGAACATGTTGTAATTTTAGATAATTCAACAGTTTTTAATGATACAATTTATGATAAAGCCAGTGGCTATAGACAAGAACGTATTAAAGTTTTAGGTTATAGATCAGACGACTGGAATGGTGGTCTTAATATACCAGGATTTATATATGACAATGCAAAAGTTACAGAATGGCTACCGTGGCAAGATTATGCAATTGGCGACCTTGTAAAATATAAACAGTTTTATTATACTGCACGTAGTAAAATTTTAGGCGCGGCACAATTCCAAACTAATAATTGGTTGGTTCTTTCTAGTAAGCCTGAATCAGGACTACTTCCAAACTGGGATTATAAAGCAAATCAATTTAGTGATTTTTATGATCTTGAAACAGACAACTTTGACACCGACCAACAAAAACTAGCACAACATTTGATAGGTTATCAAACAAGAAAATATTTAGAAAATATTATTCCTGATCCTGTAAGTCAATATAAATTTTATCAAGGTTTTATTAGAGACAAAGCAACTAAAAATTCATTAACTAAATTGTTTGATAAATTAGGAAGTGCTAATAAGGAAAGTTTAGAATTTTTTGAAGAATGGGCAATACGTTCAGGACAATATGGTGCAAATGCAGGCTTTGATGAATTTGAAATTAAATTAGATGAAAGCAAATATAGATTATCACCACAAACGATAGAGCTAGTGGATACAATTGATCCAAGAGATACATCTCTAGTATATAAACTTAGATCAAATGATATATATGTCAAACCTAATAACTATAATCACAAACCGTTCCCTACAAAATATTTTGCTGAGGGGTATAGTAAAACAGCAGGTTATGTTAATATAGAAGATGTTAAGTTCCAAGTTTTAGATTATAATGAAATAGCAAATTTATCCATAAATGAAGTAGCTACTGGTGATTATGTTTGGGTAGGTAGAGAAAAACAATCTTGGAATGTTTATAAGCATGTAGGCACAAACAATAGAATTACTGCAATGTCGCAGTCCGGTACTTCTAGTGAAATTACACTAGATACTATTCCTAGTGTAAAAACAGGCGACATTGTCGGAATTGTTAATACTGAAAATGATGGTTTTTATGTAGTTGAATCAGTTAAACAAAACAAAGTAACTATTACAGGAAAAGTAACTGAAGAATCAGATATAGATGGATTTTTAACAGTATTTGAAAGTGCAAGAATAAATGAGTTAGCAGAACTTAATCAATTTGTGGCTAAAACAAATTTATTTGAGAATGAAACTGTATGGGTAGATGATGCCGGTGACGGTAAATGGTCTGTATTAAAAAATAGCAAGGCTTATAATATTGATAAAGAAATCTTTGCTTCAGAACCAAATACAACTGTAGGAAAAAGTTTTGATGTAGATAAAAATACTGTAACCCTTGTTGCAGGCGGCTCAGATAGCTCAGGCGCAGGAAGATTAGAAATATATTTAAGGGCGTCAGAAGTTGAAGATTATAGGCTCAATCAAACTTTTAACGAACAAACTTCTTTGTTTAGTTCTAATAGTAAATTTGGTGATAGTGTTGCAGTTAGTGATGACGGACAGTATATTGTAGTTGGAGCTCCAGATGCAAGTAATGTAAAAACACAATTTAAAGATCTTTTTGCTTTCGGTAACACATACGAGCAAGGCGATATTGTAAGTTATAAAGAACAATTATGGAGAGCAAGAAGACAAATTCTCCCTGCTGAGACAACTGTGTTTAATACTTTTAACTCAAGTGCATTAAATTTAGCACCGTTAGAAGATGAAAACGGAAATTATCCTAGTATTCCATTTATGATACGAGGTAATTATAGCTTTCCAGAAGAAGCAACAGATCACATATTAATAAAAGCACCAGCATCACAATATGAAGCAACTAAAATTGGCGATAAATTACAATTAAAATGGAATGAGTTTACTACTAGATACCCTGAAGGAAGTTTACCGTTTGGTAATGATTTAGTTATTACAAAGGATTTTATTAATGGTGAACATCCTATTGTCGAAAAAATAGATTTAATAGTATTAATAGATAACACTCAAGCAATTCCTGGTGTGGGCGACATTGTACAAACTACAGCAGGTAAAGCAGAAGTTTATTATAGATTTACAAACCAAGACAACAGAACAATTATATATCTAAAAGATGTAAATGGTGATTTTGAAGATACTGATGAATTATATTCAGGAGTAGCATTTCTTGGAGAGTATACTAAAGTTTTCCCTACAGAATATTCTGCATATAATGGTTGGTGGTTAATAAATGTAGGAACATCCTTCAATAGTCAAAATATAGCAGAAACAAATGAAGGACTTATTATTAAAGACATTATTAAATCAGGCGAAGTTGATACTGTTAATAATTATTTTAATATTTTTGATAATTTACAAAATGCAACAGCTACTCAAAATACTGAGATCAGTTACATTGAAACATTGAGCTTTATAGAAGGTCAAACTGAAATAGTTAACCTTAGCACTAAGTGGGTATTTAGAGAACCACGCGAAGCCAATTTTGTTACAGGACAACAGTTTAATTTCAATCTAAACAAATTGAAATTAAATAATCAACTTCAAAGTCCTGAAGCAATAGGTTTGACATTTGATTATCTAAACAATACAACGCATACAGTGAATGATATATGGGATGGCGAAATAGAAGTCCTATTTACAAACTTTGATTTGCAAGGTAATCCTTTTATTCCACAGGTTGGAGATATTGTCTTAGACCAGAACACAAATGCTAGTGCTGAAGTAGCTAATGTTATAAGATTGTTTGATAGAGTACGATTGTTTGTAAAAAATACAACTGCAAATTGGAGTTTAGGTTTAGAAAATAATGATCTATCAACATTGTCGTTTTTCTTAAATGATAGTACAGAACGACTAGTTGGTAATATTGTAAACACTAAATTGGACACAACAAATGTAGGTAGACTAGTTGTTGTTGATAAAGGCCAAGATATTCCAATTAGTCCTAGCAATATTTTAACTGGTTTAGAATATTGGATTTATGAAAACGATGTTAAACAAGGTATTACTAGAACAGTAGAAGCACCAGACCAGTTTAATTTTGATTGGCAACAAACAAACCACATTCCAGTTATTGAAACTGGAAATTCTAGCTCTTATACCAAAGAAGGGGTAATAGGAGTTTATCGAAAGAGTAGCGGACAAGATTATAATTTAGAAGGATACTTTAGTATTCCAACAGCTAATACTAATAGGAAGTTAGGAACTAAAGTTAAAATTATTAGAGATGGAACTAACTATACAATAATTGCACATGCGGCAGGAGACGGCACTGAATTAAATGAAGGTAGATTATATTTCTTCTATAAAACAAATTCAGATAATGTATTCCAATTAGGAAAAGATCCTTATTACAGAGGAATTTTTGATTCTAATTTAGATTATTTTGAGAATGAAATTGTTCTGTACAATAATTCTTTATATAAAGCAATTACAAATCTTACAGCTCAATCATTTAATAATATGTTTTGGACAGAATTAAGTGAAAGTACAGACGTTCAAGGATTTATACCTAATATAAGTGGTATAACTCTTGGCGATGATAGTGCAATTGAACAAAATTTATTAACTAATTTTGGTGAAAAATTTGCAATTAGTGGAAATGGTGAAGTTTTAATTACTACAGCATCGTATATTAATCTTGATGATAGTTCTCAACCAAATGTAAAAGTTGCAGTGTATAGAAAAACATTTGGAAGATACCAATATAGCCAATTAATTGAATCTCAATTAAATGATTATGAAGCGTTTGGTTCTAGTTTAGATATTTCAACTGATGGAACCCAAATTTTTATAGGAGCACCATCTAATAGTGTAGAGGCAAACGATTCAGGAACAGTTTATGTTTATACTCAGACCAATGGTACATTCCAATTAACACAAACTATTAGAAGTATTGATAAAGAAATTAATACACAATTTGGAACAAATTTAAGTTTTGATAATAATGTACTAGCAGTTTCTTCAAGAGGCGGCGACATAAAAAATAAAACAAGTTTTGACACTTATAGAGAACGTTTAACAAATCCAAAACAAGGTGAAGAATATGTTTTAGATCCAGCATCAGGTTTGAATCCAGCATCAACTGTTTGGGACAACAATCTAACTTCTTTCTCTACAACAGATAGCGAAAGTGGAACAGTTAGTGTATTTGAATTAATTAATAATACATTAGTATATGCACAGAACTTTAGTTTAAATATAGATGTTATTTATTTTGGTGATAATATCAAAACAAAAAACAATCATGTATATGTGAGTCTTCCAGGATACGATGATCCAGATGATGCAATTATTGCAAGCGGACTTATTGTAGACTATAAAAAAGATAAGAATGCAAGAAATTGGAATACACTACGTACACCTATCGATCAAGTTAATCTTGATAAATTTAACGGTGCATTTTTGTATAATACAAAAACCCAAAAACTATTAACATACCTAGACTATATTGATCCAATACAAGGTAAAATTGCAGGTCCTGCCGAACAAGAAATATCTTTTAAGACAAGTTACGATCCTGCAACTTATAGTTCAGTTTCTGAAGGAACCAATGCAACCTATGATCAGTATAATTTTACAAATGAAAAGTTTGTTGGTAAACTTTGGTGGAATATAGGAAATGCAAAATGGATTAATCCTTATCAAGGAGATATTATTACAAGTGTAAACAAATTTAATGAATTGTTTCCTGGCACAACAGTAGATGTTTATGAATGGGTTAAAACAGAAAGAACTCCTTCGCAGTGGGATGATCTCGCAGATACAGAACAAGGTCTAGCAAAAGGCATCAGCGGTAAGAGTCTATACGGTAATGGTGCATTCAGTTCAACAAGAACATATGATAGTGCAACAGGAACTTTTACTACTTATAATTACTTTTGGGTTCAAAATAAAAAGACTGTACCAGATATTTACGGAAGATCTATAAGTGCATACGAAGTTCAGCAATTTATACAAAATCCATCCCAACAAGGATATAAATTTATTACTTTGTTAGCAAACAATAAACTTGCTCTATATAACTGTGAAAGTTTAATCGAAGATACTGATGTTGCATTGAATATAAGATATTGGACAATAGATAATCAAGATATTAATATCCACAACGAATATCAAATTCTAACAGAAGGATTACCTACTAGTAAACCTAATGCAGATATTGAAAGAAAATGGATAGACAGTTTAGTTGGTTATGATATTGAAAGCAGACCTGTTCCTGATCCTAATTTAAGTGCAAAACAAAAATACGGTATACAGAATATACCAAGACAAAGTATGTTTGTGAACAGAGTAGAAGCAGTCAAACAACTTGTTGAACGTGTTAATATTGTTTTAAAAGACAAATTAATAGTAGACGAGTATGATATTACTAATTTAAATTTAATAACACCTAAACCTTCTATTAATGATAATACTTTTGATAAAATAATAGATTCATTTGCAGAATTACGAACTGTAAATACAAGTAATGCTAGACAAGCTAAACTAAATTTAATTATTGTAGATGGAAGAATTGCAGAAGTACAAGTTCAAGACCAAGGTCAAGGATATATTACTCCTCCAATAATAGAAATTATAGATTCTCAAGGAGAAGCTGGAGAACTAATAGCTGAAATAAATGAATCCGGAAGCATTATTGATATTAATATTAGAAATGTCGGCAAAAATTATTCAAGTAATGTTCAAGCTATCGTTAGACCATTTAGCGTTCTTATAAATTCAGACGAATCTATAGGAGGACGTTGGGCAGTATATCAATATATTAATGGAGAATTCAACAGATCTACAAGTCAGGCATTTGATGTTACTAGGTATTGGAATTATATTGATTGGTATCAATCAGGATATAATATAAACACAGCAATTAATTTTGTTGTGCAAGGTGCATATGAATTAGATTCTTTAAACGATGCAATTGGAAATATTATTAAAATCAATAATGTAGGCACAGGTGGCTGGTTACTATTAAGAAAAATAAATGATGTTCCTGGTGCTGACTACACTGTAAATTATGAAACTGTAGGAAGACAAAACGGAACAATAGCATTTAATAAATTGATTTATGATTCAATTTCTTCAAATACAGGATATGATGGTATAAGTTATGACAGTGCCTTTTTTGACTTACAGGCTGTAGACGAGTTACGTATTATATTGCAAACTATAAAAGAAAATATTTTTATTGGTGATTTAGAAACAGAATATAACAATTTATTCTTTGCTAGTTTACGTTATGCGTTTAGTGAACAACCTTATATAGATTGGGCATTTAAAACAAGTTTTGTAAAAGCAAAACACAATGTTGGAAATTTAGAACAAAAGATCACATTTAATAATGATAGTCTTCCTAGTTACGAAGAATATATCAAAGAAGCAAAACCTTATGCGTCTAAAATACGCGAATATGTAAGTATATATGAAAATCTTGAAAACAGCCAATCATCAGTAACAGACTTTGATGCTCCTCCTGTTTACAATGAAAGACAAGGAAAAATTTTACCACAAGAATTAACAGTCCGTGGCGACAGTGTTATTACTGGTGACACCGAAACTGATTTTTACCCAAGTAAACACTACATAGAAAATTTAGGTTTTGAAATTAAAGAAATTGTTTTAGGAGATCAAGGAACTAGATATAGCTCAGCACCGGTTGTAGAAATTACAGGCGGCGGCGGCTCAGGTGCAAAGGCTACTGCTTATTTAGGATCCGGAGGAAAAATAAGTAACATTGTTGTAACTAACGGCGGTAGCGGATACATCACTGCACCTTTAATTGTATTAAACGGAAGTTTAGAAGATGGTGGTAGAGAAGCAAGGGCAACTGCTATTTTAGGTAACGGCAAGATTAGAAGTGCTCATTTAATATGTAAGTTTGACAGAACTACAGGCACTATGCTATTAGCTAGCCTAGACACTGTAGAAACTTTTGTAAGTAAACCAAATCAACAAATTTTTGATCTAAAATATCCTTTAAATTTAGATACAACAACCGTAACAATTACTGTAAACGGTATTGAATCCTTAAGAAGTACATATTCGTTACAAAATGTAACTGACGAAGTAAAAGGATATACACGCAATAAAGGTCAAATTATATTTACGACAGCACCTGTAGCAAATAGTGAAATTATTATTGATTATAAAAAAGATATTACGTTGTTGCAAGCACAAGATAGAATTAATCTATTTTACAATCCAACAACTGGAATGTTAGCAAATGATTTATCACAATTACTAGACGGTATAGATTATGGCGGAGTAGAAATTGATAGCATAGATTTTGGTGGCGGCGCTGGTTGGGATTCTGATAGATGGTTTACAAGTTCTTATGATGTTTTTGATACAACATATGAAGATGAAGTATTTAGAGTTACAGATGATAGCACTAAGATTTATACTTTTGCAAAACCGTTAGAAACAAATGTAAGTTATAATGTTTATAAAAATGGAATCAGAATAGATGATCCTAATTTTGGCACACCGCAACAAACTAATGATACAGCAATTATATCTAGTATAATTGGTTCAGGACAAACAGGGTTTACATTTGTTGATGATCAAAATTTAGATAACATAATAGGATTCGATGAAGAAACTTTAAGTGTCAGTGAAAATGATGTATTCATTATTCGTAAAACAACATCAGACGGTAGTTTTGTTGCTGACCCGGCTAGTTATGACACGCTATTACAAGGCGGCAACTTATCTTATACTACTGCATCTGGAGTAAAAGCAGAAGATATTGTAGTTGACGGTGATGGATTTGTTACCCCGACCACATCTAAAGGTCCTGAAGAATTAGTTCCAGGACAGGTTTTAGACACAGTTGATATTAAAGTCTATCATAGATCCGGTAGAGGCGGAAGTACAATCTCAAGTAACACATATAGAGGTGACGGTATAACTAAAACATTTGCTTTTGGAGTTTTACCTCAAAATGCAGATTCGTTGTTTGTAAAGATTGATAGTACATTACAAGATAAAACACAATATACAGTAGACTACAAAAATAGAGAAATTACTTTTACTAGCATACCTGAAATAAATCAACTTGTGAATATTGTAAGTTTATCAGGCAATGGTGAAAAAATATTAGACTTAGACATTTTTGTAGGAGACGGATCAACAAATACTTTTGTAACAAGAGTTTCAGAACAAGACGAAGTTAATTATTATGCGACAGTTGATGGTGTAGTAGTCGAAAGTATTATTGAAGCAGTTGACGGTAGATATAATATAATATTTGGAGAAGCGCCTGCAGACGGAAGCATAATTAATTACGCAATATACGAAGGTGAAGAACAAACATTTAGTGAAATAAAAATTGATACGTTTGATGGTGACGGATCAACAGGAACCTTCCAATTAAGTCTAACACCGTTTAGTCGTGCACCTAGTATTCAAAATATAATTGTTAAAGTTGATAATACTATTTTGTCTAGCGGATACAAAGAATCATTTGATATTACAACTGCTAGAGAATATCAAATGAGAGAATGGCAACAAGAACCAGGTAAACTAAGTAGCGAAGATATTAGAGTTTACTTAAATGAAACTCGAGAACTAATAAGTGCTCAAGATTATATCATACGTCCTTTCAATAGTAGTATTGAATTGTTTGAGGGTGTAGGTGGTCCTGGTGATAAATTAGAAATTTATGTTACAGTTGACAGCGAATACTCACTAACTAATATTACAGAACTTGATTCTAGTTATACTAATATAACTTTAAAAACAATACCTGCAGACGGACAAAAAATTGAAGTCTATCATTTTAGTAAGCATGATATACAAAAAATTGAAAAACAACATTTTGATGTTATAAACAGAGTTGCTTTAACAGTAGGTACAGATGAACACGAAGAATATCATAGATTACGCAATGGTATAATAACACTTCCGGCTATACCGGTAGATATTAATTATGTTTGGGTAACTAAAAATAAAATTTTATTAACACCAAGTATTGATTATAAGTTAACAGACAACAAAAAAGCGATTAAATTAAAAGACATACTTTTAGATAATGATGCTATAGAAATAATCCAATTCGGAACAGAAGGTGTTTCAGGGACAAAATTTGCATTTAGACAATTCAAAGATGTTCTTAATAGGACTGTATATAAAAGACTAGGTGATAGTTATGAATATAAGTTAGCACAGGATTTACATATTTTTGACAAAGAAATTGTATTAGAAAGTGTAGAGGGATTAGCTACACCTAATCCGCAAAATAATCTACCAGGTGTGTTAATGATAAATGGCGAAAGAATAGAGTTCTTTAAAATATCAGGAAATAAACTTTCTCAAATTACAAGAGGAACACTAGGAACTGGTGTTGCAACTGTACATGAAACTGGATCTGATGTGTTTAATCAAGGTTTCCAACAAACTGTACCTTACAAAGACGAAACAGTAACACTTACATTTGACGGAGACGGAAGCACAACGCAGTTTGATCTAGGATATACACCTAGATCTAATAATGAATTTGACGTATTCGTAGGAGGAAGACGTTTACGCAAAAATGCAATAAGTAAGTTTAACATACTAATTAACCAAGATTCTCCAGAAGCAGATGAAACTTCACCTGCAGAATTTACAGTTGACGGAATAACTAGTTTAGTTACACTTGCTGAGGCTCCAGATATAGGCGAAAAAGTAATAGTAACACGTAAAATAGGTAGACTATGGGCTCCAGATGGAAGTTCACTAGAAACTACAAATAATTTAATAACACGCTTCTTGAAGGCAGAGCAAGCCTCGTTGCCCGAATAAATAGTGTATATAGGATCATGAAATGAAAGACAATTTTAAAGACATAAACGGTACTTTGATACAAGGACATATCAAAATTAGTGACCCTTCTACGGGTGAAGTCCTTATCAATAAAAGGAATGCTATTCATTATGAAAATATGAGTATTTCACTTGCAGAGAGTTTAAGTAATGCAGGTGAGGGATTTATATATCAAATGGCCTTTGGTAACGGTGGAACTAGCATTGACCCTACAGGAATTATAACGTACCTTACACCAAACTCAACAGGTACAAATGCAAGTTTATATAACCAAACTTACCAAAAAGTTGTCGATGATAGAAGCGTGAATAACCTTGATCCTACACGTAACAAAATTGAAACTAGACACGTAAGTGGAACTAATTATACTGACATATTAGTAACTTGTTTATTAGACTACGGTGAACCAAGTGGACAAGACGCTATCGACAATGCAAGTAATACTGAGAGCTTGTATGTGTTTGACGAGCTAGGATTAGTAGGATATGATCCAACTGGTACAGGACGCTTATTGACACATGTTATTTTTCACCCGGTACAAAAATCTTTGAATAGACTTATTCAAATTGATTATACTGTCAGGGTACAAAGTTTATCGGGGCTTAGTAGCTAATGGCATATTCAATAAATTTCACAGATCCAAATAAACAACCAATTACAGTTGAAGATGGAACTACTGATACAACTACTAGTTTAAGTATTCCAGGACGTAACACTGCAAACTATGGTACAGTTATAGGACAAAATTTTATACAATTATTAGAAAATTTTGCTAGTACAACTGCTCCTACAAATCCTGTGCAAGGGCAACTGTGGTATGATAAATCTGTAGGAGTTTCTACACTAAAAATTTATGATGGCGCAACATGGGCGAATGCTGGCGGAATTAAAAAAGGCGACATTGAACCTGATGTTACAAATGCAATAGCAGGTGATCTTTGGAGTGATACAGATAATAATCAATTATACTTGTTTACAGGTAGTGGCTGGATCTTAGTTGGTCCTGAATTTAGTGATGGGTTGTTAACTGGTACAAAACCAACTGTACTCGTTGGTACTGACGATATAAATTATACAGTTTTACAATTTGAAGTTCAAGGTGAAGTATTAGCAATTTATAGTACTAGAGAATTTACTCCTAAGAGTACAATCGCAGGTTTTACATCTGTTAAACCTGGTGTAAATCTTGCTAGCCGAACATTACAAAATGCAGATACAAAATATTACGGTACATCTGAAAAAGCAGAATCATTAGTTATAGGTGGAAATCCTGTACAAGCATCAAACTTTTTAAGAACAGATGTTACTAGTACAACAAACAGTCCTATTATAATTAGAAACAATTCTGGTTTACAAGTAGGACAAGATGGTCTAGTAACTTTTGCAGTAGAAGGAACAAGTGGTATTATAAGCAACTTAACTTCTGGATCTAGTATTGATATAAGAGTAAACAATCTCGGTGTTAGTAAAAATGTAATTAGAGTTGATTCTACAGAAAAGGTTGGTATTAATAATCCAAGTCCAATTGAGGCACTTGATGTTACAGGTAATATCCAGTCAAGTGGAAAAATATTAGTTAATAATACTGCTGATTCTAGTAGTACAGGAACTGGGTCCGCGATAATAAAAGGTGGATTAGGTGTAGCTAAAAAACTTTATGTAGGTACAGATATAAATGTTGCAGGTGATATTATTTCTAACGATATTTTACCTCAAGCAAATAACGCAAGCAACATTGGTAATTCTACAACTAAATTTGCAAATATTTTTGCTACTACATTTACAGGTAATTTAACAGGTAATGTGACTGGTACTGTTAGCGGACGTTCTGGATCAACAAATAAGTTAGCAACTGCTACTACTTTTGAAATCCAAGGAGACGTAAGTTCAAATCAAATTACATTTGACGGACAGCAAGGCGGCTCAAACAAAATATTTACAAGTACAATAAGTAACTCATTCATTGCTAATAAAAGCGAAGTTTCAACATCTAATATCGACGATGAATTTATTGTAAACAGAACTAGCGGCACACCTGGTGTTTATAAAATAACACAACGTAATTTACTTAATAGTGTTACAGGCGTTGCACCTGTGGGCATGTTAACACCCTTTGCAGGAGATACAAGTCCTGCAGGTTGGTTATTGTGTAATGGTTTAGAAGTAAAAATTTCAGACTACTTAGATCTGTTTCAAGTTATAGGTTACAAGTACAAAGACCAATCATTGGTTACTAGTGGATTTTTTGCTGTTCCTGATTTAAGAGGTCGTCAACCATTAGGTGCTGATAATATGGGCGGAAACAGTGCTGGAAGAGTTACAAATGTTAACGCAGATGTTATTGGTGGTTCGGGCGGTAATGAGAAGAAAAATATTCAAGTTGAAAACTTACCTGAACACGAACACGATTTACGTGGACCTAGTGGTGATCAATATTATGTTATTAGAGATATCCAAGGCGTTCCGACTGATCCAGAAGGTATTCAATATGATGCTCCGACTGGTTCACAAGCTGGACAAGCATATCCAACATCAGGTGGCATTCTAACTAACGATGCTGTTGGTGAACCATTAGACGTTATGCAACCGTTTACTACAATGAATTACATTATATACACAGGGGTAGGGGGCTAATGAGCTATCAAATAAACAAAACAAATGGTTCTTTGCTAGTTGATCTAGCAGATGGACAAATAGACAATAGTACAACCGATATTACTCTTATAGGAAGAAACTATAAAGGATTTGGTGAATTTATAAATGAAAATTTTATTAGTGTACTAGAAAATTTTGCAAATACATTACCACCTGCTAATCCTATTACTGGACAACTTTGGTGGGACACAAGTACTAATAGATTAAAAATATATACCGGTGAAGAATTTACTTCAGGCGGCGGCCCTATTGTAAGTGCTGTAGAACCAAATATGGTTGAAGGGGATCTTTGGATTAATAATGAATCAAAGCAGATGTATTTCTATGATGGCAACCAGCCTATCCTACTAGGACCTATTTACAGTGCATTCCAAGGAATTACAGGATCCAAAGTTGAAACAGTTCTAGATAACCAAAGCACAAGTAGAACAATTATTAAATTTTATATAGGTAATACTATTGTAGGAATCTACAGTAAAATTGCATTTACTCCTACACCAGGAACACAATTAGGTGGGTTGGTAGGTGATGTCCAAAAAGGATTTAATGTAATTGATGATGATTTTAAATGGCATGGAACAGCAACAAGAGCTGACGCACTAATTGATGCTACAGGAGCAACTAGACTTGCGGCACAGTTTCTTCCTGCTGATACTAACGGTACTACAAGTGGTGCGTTAATTATTCAAAATTCACAAGGACTAACAGTTGGTACATCACAGAATAATAAAAGTTATGTACTAGGAACAAGTTTTGTTACAGAAAATCAGCTTACTGATCACGATTGGCGAGTAAGAGTAAGAACTACAGACGGACCAGTTGATGCAATCTATACAAAAACAAGCACAAAACATGTTGGTTTATTTACAAACTCTCCAGAGTATACACTAGATGTAAACGGTGATGCTAGAATTGCAGGAAACTTAATCATCGAAGGTACTAGAATAGGTGTTGAAACTGAAGTACTAAGAGTAAAAGACAAAAATATTGAGCTTGGTATTACTGACGACAGTACAGTTATTGATGATGCCACAGCAAACGGCGGTGGCATAATTTTACAATCAGCACAAGGCGGCAAAGAATTTGTTTGGGATTTAACTACTAATGCTTGGTCATCTAATGTAAACATAAATTTACAAAATACTGCATTAAAATCTAACGGAATAACACTTATACAAGGAACTGCCGCACCGGGTATTACATCTCTAGGTGCATTACAGAGCTTAAATGTTGATAATGTTAATGTTGACGGAAATACAATTACATCAAATAATTCAGGACTTCAAATTACAAGTGCAGGATCTATAAATGTTACAAATAATCAAAAAATATCAGGAGTAGCAGATCCTACAGATGCACAAGATGTTGCAACAAAAGCATATGTTGATCGTGCAATCAATTTAGAAACTATAAGTTTAGCATTAGATATTACAGGACTTTCTAATGCTCAAATAGCACTTGTAATTAACGATATTGCTCCTGCATCTTCAAAAGAAAACGGTACAGAAGCAAGAGTGCATTGTACAGATACAACAAGTGCAACAGCAACCTTTACTGGTGCAGACTTGATCGCATCACTACAAAAGACAGAAGTAGCTGTACAAGCATTAGACGGCGGCGGAAACGATTCAGGATCTGTATCTGTGCTTGATGACGTAACATTTATTGACGTTACAGGTAGTGTTTCTTTAACAGTTGATAGATCTTTAAAACTATTTAGAGTAGTTGGCGGTGCATGGGCATATATACAGGAGCTAACATCTAGTGTATAACGATAAATACAATGTGATTACGGGGTATAATAAATGGCATACATAATTAATAGAACTAATGGTACACAGCTTACAGTAGTTGAAGATGGTACTATTGATCAAACCACCGATCTAAAACTAGTTGGTAAGAACTATGCAGGCTACGGTGAAATACAAAACGAAAACCTAGTTGCACTACTTGAAAATTTTGCAAGTGGTCAACAACCTACTAGAGCTATATCAGGACAAATTTGGTTTGATAGTTCAAGTAGTAAATTAAAATTTTATGACGGAACTAAATTCCGTACTACAGGCGGAGCAGAAGTTAGCACTACACAACCTGTCGGCCTTACAGAAGGTGATTTTTGGTGGGACACAACGAACAATCAATTGTATGCCAACGCCGGAACCGGCGGATTTGTTCTTATAGGTCCACAATCAACTGGCGATTCTGTAAGCCAAATGGTCACAAAAGAAGTTAGAGATACTACAGCTCAGCTTAGAACTATAGTTACAGCAGTAGTAAATGACGAAACGTTATTTGCAATTAGTTCTGAACAGTTTACAATTGATAGTTCAGATCCACAAAATGCTATTACAGGCTTTGATGTTATACGTAAAGGTATTACATTAAGAAATACTACAGACAGTACCAATGGTGTAACTAGCTCAGATCATAGATTTTGGGGGACTGCAACAAATGCACTCAAATTAGGAGGCATTGATGCGGCTAACTTTATTCAATCAGAACCAGGTGCTGACGCTACTTTCAACAGTGTTGCAAGATTTATAGATGACGGCCTTACAGTTGGTACATCAAATGATTTACTTATAAGTATTGAAGATGGTACTCAAGGTAAAATTACTAACCAAGTTGGAAATGAATTAAGATTTGCTGTTACAACAGCTAATACAGAAACAGAAATAGCAAAGATTACAAATACAGGATTTAATCCTGCGAGTACCCTTAGTTATGATTTAGGTAGCACAAACTTTAAATGGGCTACAGTATACGCAACTTCTTTTAACGGACTTGCAACTAGTGCAAGTGCAATTAGAGTTTCAGGATCAGATTACACTGGTAGTACAAGTTCTACAGCAAACACTGTCGCTGTGCGAGATGCTGACGGTGATGTATACGCTAATTTATTTAGAGGAACTGCAACTGCGGCAAGATATGCTGATTTAGCAGAAGTATATAGTACTGAAGAAGAACTGCCTGTAGGAACAGCAGTAGCAGTTGGTGGAAATGCAGAAGTTCGTCCAGCAAAAGCATCAGATATGTGTGTAGGAACAATAAGTGATAATCCTGCATATCTAATGAATTCAGATGCAGAAGGACAAGCGGTTGCTCTTAAAGGAAGGGTTCCTGTACGTGTTAAAGGTCCTGTGTCAAAAGGTCAACCAGTATATGCTTGGGCAGACGGTGTATGTACAACTATTGCTAGTACCGGACTTGTTGGCGTAGCTCTTGAGTCATCCGACGACGATTCAGAAAAATTAATCGAATGTGTTTTGAAAGTATAAATACACTTACAAAATATACGTACTTAATGAGGTTTTAAGATGGCAGTAGGCGATACAATTACAGCGGCACGGTTTAATCAACTACAAGCAAGAGTCGCAACAATACTTGGTAAAGGTGCTGGTAACGAAGGTTACGGACAAGCAGTAACTAGTAGTCAAGTTTCAGCTAATACAACTATTGAAGCAACTCATATGTCTGAACTATTTACAGATATGCGCCGTTGCAGAGTTCACCAAACAGGTAGTGTTCCAAGTGAAATTGCTGATATTTCAGTA